CATCGCAATCCGGTCAGCATCGGCAGCGCTGACGGGCTTGCCGTCCTTGATGGCCCGGTTGACGATCCCATCCAGGCGGGCGTCGCGTCGCGTACGCTTGAGGTACTGCGCCATGCGAACAGGTTCGCCGCTCAGAAGATCCTCCTTCGCGCGCATCACGAACCCGGTCTGCTGACTGGTCAGCCCCAGGATACCCCCCTCCCGCCTGCCCGTAACTCGGTTGATACGCCCAACGATGTCCAGCGCAGTCGAGCGCGGGTTCTGCCCCAAAAGTAACCCCTCGCGAAGAACAGTGCGCACAGACAGGCGCTGGTCCTCCGCAATCCTGGTGATAGAGTTGGAGCTCAACTCTCGCAACCAGTTCTCCCCCCGCAGGTTGCGTCCATCGAAGCGGATCGCAAGTCCAACGCCGTTGGCAGCAACAATGGGCGGCAGTTCGATCATGGCATTCCGCCCCCCCTCGATGAACGCATTGCGGAGCGCATCATCGAGGGGGGAAAAGAACTCTCTCTTCAGGTTCAGGAGCGCAAGCGCATCCTCGACACGTCCCGCTTCGATTGCCTCTATCACCTTGCCAAGCTGGACGGCGGACTTCAGATCTTGGATTGACCGAAGGAATGCCGTCCGCGTCCTTGGTTCGAGTGCGGCGATTACTCGGTCTATCCTTGCCACTTAGCTTTCCAGTGCCAACTCATACAATATCACCACGTCCCCCGGCTGCAGGGGGCTGACCTTGGTGATCTTGTATTCCTTCATTTCCTCGGGGAAGGTTGCTTGGCCTAGCATCACGGTATCGTGGTCCGTAGGCACGACGAACTCCATCCCCCCGGTGCTCACCAGCAGGCGGTGGCCTTCTGACGTCACCAGCTTGCCCTCGGCATTACGTACGTCCGCCTGGAGCTCCACTACAGTGATCGGCCAGTCGCGGGGAGTCGACTGCGTCAGGTTGTATGGGTCGCCAGTGACCGGTCCCGCGCGCCGGAGATATGCACGCTTGCCGAAGCGATTGATCAGCCGTCGCGCCGTAGCCTCCGGCTTGCGGTAGTTAAACCCAGTCATGCCCGCTCCAGCAGAATGACCCCATCGCTTCGGGCGCCGATGATTGGTCCGAGAATGCCCTCAACCGCGGGGAGGTCCGGCTGTGAAGCGCCGAGCCCCGGGGCGTCGGCGAATGTCGTCGAAATTGGACCGACCGTCTCGCTCAGGACCCGCTGCGCCGCGAGGTAGTCGGGGAGCAGAGATCCCGGGGTGACGAGTTCGCGCAGCGCAGCCTCGATCTGCGCATTCTTGACCTCGATCGGTATCTCTGATGTGGACAAGGGAATGCCCTCGCTGTCCACAGCGTCGAGCCTGGGCCAGTCCCGCGCCTGTGCGCGGCCGTTGGTGCGGATACCCGGCCACCTCGCCCTGTAGCGCCCCTCCAGCCACTGCACCGCTCGGCGCAGCGCCGCCTCCTTCAGCGTATCGGCGCCCATCCAGGTAGTGACGCCCCGCGCCAAGTGATACGCGTCAGCTTCTGCAAGCGTCGCGTAGCTGTCGGCAGCCGGATCACCAGGCGTCGTGTTCAGGGCCATAGTTTACGTCCTTCTGCGCTTCCGGCGAGAACCAATCACCGGCGAAGCGTCATCGTCGTCGGGCTCGTCGTCGCTCTCAAGCTCGTCGAAGCGCGTATGAACGTTTGGATCGAAGTCGCTCTCGTTGATCAGTACCCCGCCGGGGTTGTGGGGTGACTTGACGAGAATGGTTGGAACCTGAGCCATGGGGTTTCCTTTGCTGTTGTTTCATGGGGCGGGTCAGCCGAAGCCACCCCGCCCCATCACTGCCGAGCCCGGAAGATTAGCCCAGCAGAAGGCCGATGTGGCGAGGCTGCGTGGCCTTGACACCCCAGGCCAGCGCGACCTCGTAGCGGACCTTACGATAGCCGCCGTAGATGGCGAAATCGAACGTCAAGCCCGAACGCGGGTCGGTCAGTGCCATGCGGTCCAGTGCCAGATCCCCCTCGCGCGGGAGTGCAGGCTGGCGCGCCACCAGCTGGATCGCCCTGCGATAGAAGGCGACGTTGCTGGTGTGATTCGCCACGACCGTGATGGCCGTCGCTGACGCCGGGATCGCTTCACGCAGACCCGGCGACTGGATGACGACCGTGCCGGCATCGGTGACGTTAGAGTCCCCCGTCACGACCACGTACTGGTTCGTATCGCCCGCGAAGGTGATGACGTCGCCGGCCACGATGGTGCCGGTACCCGCCGCCGCCAGTGTGATGGTCGTGGCGCCCACGGCGTAGCCCGCCGCGTCGGTCGTGGCGCCCGCCGCCGTGCCCTTCGTGTGGGACTGACCCTGCCCGGTCTCGCGCACCGCCACACCATGCGGGTTGACGAGAACGCCCTGCTGGTTGACCGGAGTGGTCGACCAGTCGCGGTCGGTGTTGATGCCGTACAGCGTGCGCAGAGCGGCGCCCGCAGTCGTGTCCAGCACCAGATTCAGGTCCGACAGCGGCGCGCCGTTGTCGACCAGGATCTTCCGAACGTCGGAGATACCCGCCGTGTTGGTCGCGAAGGGCGTGGTGCCCGCCGCGCCGGCAGCCCGGGAGGCCGCCGCTGCCGCCGCAACAGCGATGTCGGTCTCGACCTCGTTCACCAGGACGCGGAGAGCTTCCGCCACCATGTCGCCCTGAACGGTGCCGAAGCCCGAACCGTTGTCGAGACCGAGCTGCTCCTCGCCCACGAAACCGAACTCGGCCGCCTTCGCCTTGGTGATAACCACGGTGTCCGAGCCGATCGTCTGGTCGGTAGGCTCCGGGATCGCCATCGCCGGGGCGATGTTGGCGGAGGTTGCCGCCGGGGCGATGTGGTAGCGCACAGCCTGACCGACAGCGGCCCGCTCTGCAGTGGAGTCTCGCGCGACCGCCGGAATGAAACCGGTGAGCTCGCGCGAGACCGTGTTGAGACCCGCGAACAGGTCGGGGATCAGGTTCGTTAGCGTGTTGGGCATGTCATGGTTCCTTGATTGGGTTTAAAGTCAGGCGCGAATGCGCAGTTGCTGGGCTATCCGGCCCTTCCTTTGCCCCCATCCAGGGGCGGTCTGTCAGTCCACGATCTGGACCTTGTCCTTCATTGCAGTCTGCTGTTCCATGGGGCGCAGTCCCTCGAAAGTCGCCCGCGTCATGGTCTTGCCGGCACCGCCGCTGCTGCCCCGCGTACCTCCGCCGCCCCCATTCGCGCCCTTCAGAATCTGGTCCTTGTGGGCGTAACCATCGACGATGATCTCGAGCGCCTCGTCGAACGGGGCAATCTCGCCCGGCTTCGAACGCGAATAGACCCGATTGCCGCTCTGATCGTAGGCGGCGATCTTGCCGTCCTCGATCTTGAACTGCGAGCCGAACTTCGCCTGCACCAGATCCGCCGGGATTGCAGCCTTCTCGGCGATGAACTTCGACCGGGCAAACGAGCCGCCGATCATCTCACCATGAAGCGTCGACTTCAGACCGTCGTTCTCCTCGGTGAGCACACCAATCCGCTCCTCGTAGACCTTGGCGACCTCCGACTTGACCTTCTCGACCTCGCCGGCATCCACCAGCTTCTTGTGGTCCAGGTTCTTCAGGGTCTCGATGGCCTTCCTGGCCGCAGCCGGATCCTCGATGCCGTCGAAGGCCTTCAGCTTTGTCTCAGCCGCCTCCTTCGCCTCGCGGTGCCCCTTCGCTTCGCTGTTCAGGCGATTGATAGTGGCCACAGTACCCGGCGCATCGAAGGCGACCTCTTTGCCGTCGTCCGATACATACACCGGCTTGCCATCGACCACCACCACGTGGCCCTGTTCGTCGAGTTTCAGTTTCATCACTCACTCCTGTTGAGGCATCCGCCTCGTTCCTTGGGGCATCCGCCCCGGTCTACCCTTGCGGGTTGCTTGGTAGTCTCACGATGTTGTCTGGAATTTCCGGCTCCTCGTCGTCTTCCGGCGGCGTCATCTCGTTGAGGGCGCGCTCGGCCTCCTCCTCTGCGTTTACGTCTTCCGACAGCACCGCCCGCCGCTTCATCTCGTCGATGAAGGTGGTGCGCGAAATGATCCCTTCCTTCACCATCTTGAGCAAGTCCTGGGTATCCTGCGCCCCGCGCAACGACACGCCGAAATCGGTGTTGATTGTTAGAGAACCGGCGAAGTCGGCCTTACCGACGAACTTGGCCATCAGAACAAACATCTGCTCCAGCGCATCCTTCAGCGCCATCGCCATCATCGCGAGCGGGGTGTTCATCTTGGTGGCGTCGATGATTTCTCCAGTTGCCGACTGACCTCCGGGCTTCGGAATCAGCAGCTCCAGGCCCATCACCTGCATCTGGAACTCGAGGTCTTTCAAGTCGTTCCGGCCCGATTCGATAGCAGCGCCAGAATGCTCGACATAGGCCAGCTTCGCATTCGGGTCTGAGCTCGTCAGCATTCGTTGAGCACCCACCTCCAGCTTGCCCGTCTTAGCGTCGAACCCTGCGCCGAACAGGATGGGCACCCGCGCCACATGGAGAATGTTCCGTTGATCGCTCTGCGACTGCCAGTGGGACAAGTTCACTTCAGCAAGATCTGAGAGCGGCGGCTCGCCCATCATGAAACCGGTCCGATTGAAATAGACCGGAATAACGGGTATCTCGTCGATAGTTAAAGGCCCCTCGTCAATCTTGGCCCACATACCGGGTACCTCGGGGGACTCCCGGTGCACCTCCCACGAGATAGTGTCGCCCTCGCGGCGCAGAACTCGAACTTGGGAGATAGCCTTCTCTCCGTACTCGTCGGTCTGCTCCCTGACTGTCTCCTTGAATCTGAACTGCGTCAGCGTCTCGACCCCGGCGATCACCCCGGAGCGCCAACCAAGTACTTGCTGCGCCTGCACGTGGACGACCCAGGGCCGGCGATTCTGCTGTCGGCTCTGCGCGAGGGTCAGTGTGGCGATGGTCCCATCCGCGCGGAGAACTGGTTTGTCCATATCGACGAGGAGGTATGTGACCCCGTTCGACAGTGCATCCAGGAACACCCCAAAGCCGAAAGTGTCGATGTTCCGCCCAGCGAGATCGATGTTCTCCGCATACAAGGCTAGTTCTTCAGGCATATCATCGGCCACAACGATGGCCTTTGAGAACACCTTGCCGGCCATGTCGTGCACAGTCTTACGATAGCCGTTGAAGAGAAACGAGCGCTGCAACCGGATCGCGTAGGCTTTTGCCGTTTCCGAAGGCTCCTGGGGCAGGTACATCTTCCCCGCCCCACGCATCGCTGTTGTCCCTCCCATCAGGGTCGAGGGCAATCTGCGCTTCTCCTCCATGAGGAGCCTGGCGGCTGTCGGGGTGGCAACGGTCACAGTAGCAGCTCCGCAGATTCTATCGTGGTCTCCCCGAGCATCAAGTCGGTGATCGCCCAGACCAGAGCGTCAACGCGGTCTGGAGACCCCTCGCCGATGTACCCGGTGCTGGAGAATTGACACATCTGGTCTTCTAGCTCCGGAAAGAGTCCATGGTGGCTCACGCGGCCTTGCTCATATAGGGCCGCGACGGGCTCGGCGCGAATCACCTTCCCCCGGCTCGCAGTGACTTCTTCGTAGGCCACCTTCGGATTGGTAGTCTCGATGACGTGGCGCACCATGGCGCCGCCGAAGTTCCGCTCGGCGATGATCCGGTCAGCCTTGAACTCTTGGTAGGCCTCGACAGCGCGGCGGCCCCAGCTGGCCGGAGACAGTTTGCAGGTCCGGTCGGCGAGCACATGGGCCTGGCCGTTTACGTCCCGCCCAGCGACGATGATTCCGATGCTGTCCCCGTCGTCTTCAGTCCCAGCGGTGCCCGAAGGGTCGATGGAAACCACGATGCGTTGAAGGTCCGGGACAACTCCCCGAGTGCGGGCCTTATCGAGCATTTCCCGGGTCCACAACGCGCCGGGCAGGTCGTCGAGGATTTCTGCGTTGAGCTCTTGCCGACCCAGCCGAGTACCCTCATAACGAGCAACGATAGCTGAGTAGGACTTCGCCAAGTTCTCCAGGTTCTCGTAGGTCGAGCCTCGCGTGACTACAGTGCTCGGCGCTGCCATGATCTCTTTCAGAACCGGAATCGGTCGCGGAGTCGTCGTGATCATCTGACGCGGGTTGTTCCCGAGTCGAAGACCAAACTGCAGCATGTCCCAAGCCTCTCGGGCATGGGCATACTTGGCCATCTCGTCAACGAGTGCGGCGTCGTGCTGCGGACCTCTAAGCTGGTCCGGCTCAGTACCGTTGTAGAGTGTCGCTATCGCCCCGTTCGGCCAGGTCAGACGGCGCTTAGACGGCTCGAACAATGGTCGAAAGTCCGAAGGGTGGATCGACAAGATGCCGCTCTTGCCCTCGACCAGAACATCCCGCGCGTCAGCCGCGGTCTCCGCGACAAGGGCGATGCGGTGGTGTGAGCCCGCTGCCAAAGGAGTCTTGCCGCAGACTATGGACCTCACCCATTCGCAACCTGCCCGAGTCTTGCC